TCCATTGCCACCATTTGATATACTATTTACGTTACCTGTGCTAAATCCTTGACCAGGATTGCCATCACCACCACGCAAAAAACTATCAGGGTAACTAGCACCACCAGCACCTCCACCACCGCCAGCTACAATAATCCACCCATTAGCAACAGAATCATATACGCCAGTTGCGCCGCCACCCCCTCCGCCGCCACCAGAACAACCTTGTGGTCCAGTATTACCACCTCTACCTCCACTAGCAACACCAGATCCACCATCTCCAGAACCACTGCTAGAAACACAACCAAAACCATTACCACCAGATTGCCCTATGTTTAATGTTAATGTTCTAGGAGTAAAATCAGAAAGATAAAAAGTTCCTGCTCTTCCATTGCCGCCAGTTCCCCCTGGATTACCATCATTTCCACCATTACCACCTCTACCAGCAGCAACTTGAACTCTCACATTTGCTGCATTTGCTGGTATTGTTACAGTTTGATTTGTTGTGTAAGTTGCCATTTTTTATATCTGCCTTAAATCTACCCAGTTGTCTTGTCTATTTCTATCAACTTTAATAGGGCGACTTGCCTTTATTTCTACAGGAATATCTATATCGTCAACCACCAAATAATTAGATGTTACTGTGTAATCAGGAGTATATATTGGTTCTTGTTCTTTATATAACTCATCAGTTTCTGGAACATTAATATTTTCTGGTGTTTCGTCAATATTAATTGTTACACTATTAGTAACTGTTCTTTCTCCGCCAGAACCAATTGCCACTAAAGAATAAGTAACTGATCTAGGACCAGCATTCGTATAAGGTATAGTAGTATTTAATGTTCCACTGACACAATTTATGCCAACGCCATCTTCAGCTGAGTTTGGTGTTGGAAGAGCGATAGCATCTCCAGTTATAGTTGATGATCCAGACGCATTGGAATAACTATAGGTAGGAGTCAGTGTTAAGGAAGTATTACTATAACAACTTTGATACTCTATAGTACCCTGATTGCCATAATCTAAAGATGTTGGTGTAGTTAAAGTGGATGTAGGTAGTTGATATACCGTAAGTCTTATGCTATCACTATCAGAACCACCCAAACCAGAAACAGTTGCAGAATACGTTTGTGATTGTGTTGGGGCAACTGTTGTGAAACTATTAAGATTACCGTTAGTAATACCTCCCGCAGTCCAAGTAATAGTGCTGGCATCTCCACTTGTTGACCACCTCAGAGTTGTAGATTCTCCAGCAGCGATTGAAGATCTATCTAAACTTAATGTAAGATTTGGTGGTTGATATACAGTAAGAGTAGTTTGAGCTGTGCTTGTTCCACCTTCACCACTAGCAGAAATTTGATAAGTTCTTGTCGTTGTAGGTTGTATTGTTCTAGATCCTGATGTTCCTGGGCTACTGACATCCGTAACGCTAACACTACTCACATTACCACTGGCAGACCAAGATAATGTAGAAGAAGATGATCCATTATTAATAATGGAAGAAGGGCTAACTGAAATACTTACAGATGGTGCTGCTGGTTGTGGAGGACCATCTAAAGTAAAAGCAATAGCAACAGGATTCTCCAGAAAACTATCAGCACTGTTACTGTTTTGCACACTCCAAGACCACGAAATATTCTGCCCCTGTGAGAAATACTTAGTATTGCTGTTTCCACTTGAAGTGAATCCCCCTGTGCTAAAACTAGTTCCAGCAAAATTCATCGTTCCAGTATCATCTGTAGCAGCCGTCATTGTGTAGTTGCCTGAATAAGGGGCATTAATATTCCAACCACCTGTTATGTTAACACCTTTCAATCCAGTAGTTTGCTGTGGATTGTATGGCGTTGAAGCATAATTATTCATAAAGTTGCTCCAATTGCCATTGCTACAGGCATTCCATCCTACATCTCTACTAGTTGAATATATTGGCATCTTACAAACTCCTTAAATCTTGCCAGTTTTCTTGTCTATTTTTATCGACCTTGATTGGAGCACTAGATTTAATTTCTACAGGAATGTCAATGTCAAGAACTTGCAAATAATTTGATGTTACCTGATAATCAGGAGCATCTACAGGATCCTGATTTTTAAATGCATCTTCTGTTTCTGGAACATTAATATTTTCTGGAGTTTCGTCAATGATAATTGTTATTGTAGATACAGGCGCAGAAAATTCTCCGCCAGATCCAACTACTCTCAAACTATACTGTGCTGTTCTTGGTCCATAATCATTATATGGGATCGCGGATGTAAAACTACCAGCAACTATTGTTCCAGGAGCACCACTTTCTGCGGAACTAGCAGGATTAATGCTAATGGGAGTTCCTGTTACAGTGCCATTATCATAGCTATAGGTTGGAGTTATTGTAATACTAACATTAGCATAGTTAGTATCATAAGAAATTGTTCCTTGCTGATTATACAATAAGCTAGATGGAGCAGTAAGAGTTGCTGTCGGTCTCTGGTAAACAGATATTCTAATGCTTGCTTCTGGAGAAGTTCCTCCTAAACCACTAGCAGTTGCGGTATATGTAGTTGATACAGATGGAGAAACAGTAGCATTACTAGTAAGATTTCCATTTGTTAATCCACCAGAAGACCAAGTAATACTAGAAGCGTCTCCAGTAGTTGACCAACTCAATGTAGTTGACTCACCTGCTGTTATAGCTGTTCTAGTAGCAGTTAATGAAATTCTAGGAATAATAAGAATATACAGATCAATTAATCCACTTGCTCCATCACTTGCACTATTACCACCCCTAGATCCTCCAGCACCAATTGTTGCTGTGTGAGTAGTTCCTGGAGCATATGTTCCGCCCGATGCCAATAACATATCTTTAGTAAGAGTGGTCTCTAAAGCTCCACCGCCACCACCACCTAATCCCCTGGCACCGACTTTCAATCCAGTTGCAGTAAAACTATAACACCTAACGTATCCATTCTTAGCATTACCATTACAAAACCAAATTCTAAATCCGTTAGTATTTTTACCTAAAATACCAGAAAGATAATAAGGACCATTAGTTGCTCCACCAGCTGCTTGTTGACATATGCCAAACACGCTAATACTATAATTACTATCAACAAAAGGAACATTAAAATAAACCGCATAATGTTTTGTCGAGTAATTAGGAGAGCAACTCAATGCATCTGGCGCATATTGATTTTCATACGAAACTGATAAATCAGGACTATTGCTAGAAAAGGTGGTAACATTAGTATCATTATTAAATTCATGATACACACTAGAAGTATATGTAACTTGCCCAGCAGTTCCATTACCACCATTTCTAGTTACACCAGCAATATTACCACCAGCTCCACCATTACTAAGACCACCAGCAGATCCATTCACAGTTGAAATACTAGCACCTAAATTAGACCAATTATAACTAATACTGGTTCCACCACCAGCTCCACCTCCATTCTTTCCTCCTATACCTCCACCTTGACCTCCACCAGCAGTCAACCCCAAAAAAGAAGAACTACCACCAGAAGTTCCTGCAGTTGAAGTCAATGCAAAATTAGTACTAATAAATTCCCCACCGCCACCTGCTCCATATATGCGTATTCGCATACTATAGACATCTTGTGGTATTGTATAACTTTGAGTGTTGGTAATAGTTGCTAACTGTGGCATTAGAATTTAATCAGATACTCAACTAAAATAAAAGGCGTAACAACTTGATCTAATTTATTTTGATTTTGGATATCTATGTCAACGTATGAAACTACATTATCTAACGGAGCATTAAATTGAGCATGTGAGTATGTAAATGGATTTGGATTATATGATGTTGGTCTTGTTATAGAATGACTATGAACAGATGCGGTAGAAGTGTTTACCTGAGTCTCGTCAAAAGTATTTCCAGAACCACTATTTCCACTTAGGTTTCCTCCATCTTTACCACCAGAAGATCCTACTCTGTGAGTTGCAGAAAAATTCAAATAACTTTGTGATGCATTATGTGCGTGACCCTGAAAATTTTCAATAGACAAAGTAGTATCAGATAATCTATTTGTCATATTATACTTAGCATTTCCACTAAAGTTAATGCCATTTCTTGCAGTTACTTGCAAATTACCAACGTAATTAACTTCAATTCTATTCCCAACATTACTAACAACTTCTATCTGAGGACCAACTCTATTTTCAACCCTAGTAGTTGCAGTATCACTTTCAACTGTATCATTTACATATGTTCCAGTCGCCCTATTTGGAAGAATAACTTTGGATCCCAAGTCTGGTAACTGAAACTGCCCCAAGTCTCCAGTAGTTTCATCTGCATTTCGAAGTAGTGTTCCTTCTTTTTTAAATCTACAATCATCACCTACTCCCAAAATCTGAGCAAGTGCATAAAAATCTCTTACACTTTTTACCGATCCATCACATTTTAAATATCCAGCTGGCAAATTATTTTTAAACACAGCTGATGTTGGATCATTATTTACACCAACTCCAGGTGTAGAATGAATAATAATAGCACCACAATATCCACCAAATTTTGATTTTTCTCTAGCGTAATTTGCGTATCTAATTGCCATTTTTATTTACCTTAGAATGCTCGGATGACATAGATGCAATTCAATCCTGGCTGAGAAGTATTGAAATTGATCTGTAAAACTGATCTATTTTGAGTGTTGTCTAATGTAGTATTTACTGGAATATTTGCATCAGCTGTGATAGAACTTTGCGGTCTAAGATTACCAGTATCAAATGTAACATCTATTTCATCATGTTGGTGAGGTTCAATAACTGGGTTAAATCCGATCGCTGCACTGTTTTGGTTAAAATCATATGCTGGATGACTATTCAAAGTTCCATAATTTGTATTATCTCCTAAATCTGCATAATAATTAGTATATCCAGTAGGAACTGTAACCGTTCCCCCGTTGATGCCATACGAAACTGTTCTACCAGATGTCAATCTTGCATCTTGCAAAGCACCAGCAATAGGTGTTCTACGAACAGCCTGAGGGAATAAATTAATTGGAGGATTCTCCGACCAAACAGCAGCAACAGTTCTTCCTTGCTGACCAGCACCAAATCCAGATCTGCTTTCAATATCAGACCAAGTATCTCCTCTGGTGATAGAGAAGTTTAGACCATAAACGTCACCCTGAGGTCCTGGTTCAACGTCTTGAATTCCAAGACCAAATCTAAATGTCATGTTATCCCAAGGAATAACACCATCACCAGGAGCAAAATCTGGTGTTCTGGCAATAGTTTCATAACTACCAGGATGTCTATGACCTCTAAGATGATTTCTTCCTAATTTTCTAGGAGCAATGAAAACTGTTTCAGCATCTTCGCCTGGTTGAATAGTATTTCCCCTAATTCTACCACCATAACCTGTTCTATCATTCAATGTAAAAATTACATCAGTATAAACATCATTAAAAATAACGGGAATTGCATTATCAGAGTTGGTTCCAATGTAAGGAGAAATGATAGATCTAGCCTCAGTATTCGTATCTGCTGCTCTACCAGTTCCACCAGCTGCTACTGTTGCAAAATATTCTTCCTCCAAATCCATCAAAGCTTTTCCGTTTAAACTAGGAAGAACAATACTTCCAGTATAAGTTGGGAAGGAACCACCTAAATCAGAATTTCCTGCATTATAAGTGTCTCCTATAGCCTGAACAAGTAATGGATACTCACTAGCAGTGAGTGTTTGCCCATTACAAAATACCCATCCTTTAGGTATGTCACTAATTGGGCCGGTCCAAGGCATGATAGTGCCTATGGCAGCAGCCCTTGCAGATTTTACTTCTTGGTAGAACATATTAGACTTCGATTAAATACCAACCTGCGATAGACGATGGAACAGCAGTGTTGCCATCTGGAGTTGTTGAACCAGCAAATACCAATCCAAACGCTGCATATGGAGTCTGAACTACCATTTCTCCACCATTCCAACCAGCGAAATCAGAAACTGGAATACCAGCAGCGACATTTCTTGCTGTGTTGTCAGAAGCATTCTGAACTTTTACGTTATCAGGAGCTCTTACAACAAGACTTAAGTTGTAATTTAGGTTTCCGCCGATGTCAATGATACGAATCATGTCACCGATTAGAGCATTTGTTGGTAGTTTGAATAATGTATTCTGGGTAGCATTTACAAAGTAATTTACGTTTGCTTCTGCTTCAACCACAAATCCATCCGCATATTCCCATCTTCTACCACCCGTTTGGGTGAAATAGTTATTGATTCCAGCAATACGCATAGAACCATTGTTATTTACCTCGAAAATAGGATTGCCACCAGAGTTAACAGTAATGTCTCCCCCATTAATAGTTAGGTCACCAGCAGCAACGATATCCCCACCAAATGTGCTAGGACCAGTGCCGAGAGCAGAGAATGATCCGTATGTAGTAAAGTCACCCGAAGAATTATTAAATGTCAATCTTGCGGTAGTTCCATCGGTTCCATAGATATTGATGTTGCCACCGTTCATTCTAACATTACCGTTAGCAGTGTCAATCTCAAAAGTGGTTCTTAGTGGAGTGCCAGTTGCACCACCGTTAGTAATTCTGAAGAACTGAGTATTAGGAATTGTGGATCCATTGATGGTTAAAGTATTCTCTGTAGTTAGAGTTCCAGCAATGTTTGTATTTCCAGTAGATCCTTGAACTGTCAATCTGTTGAATCCAGTTCCAACTCCGAGATCACCACCAATAATAGTGTTACCAGTTGTAGATTCTACTCTGAAAACAGTAGCAGGAGTTGTTGATCCATCATTAACTTCGAGAACTTGAATATCACTCGCAACTGTTCTAGCAACACCAACAATTTCAGATCCAGATAGTCTTAAGAAATCTCTGGTAGTGAGAACACCACCAAACTCAGCAACACCAATGTTAACATTTGATGTTCCAGCTTGGATACCAGTTACAGGGGTATCTAGAACACCATTGTTGTCTAAGTCAGACCCAGTAATGAAACTTGCATTAGTTTGCTTGATTAACTTAGCAAGAACACAACCTTGTGGGTGATCTGTTCTTACCTGTGTTCCTTCTTGACCACGAATAACCTGAATTCTGAAACCTTGTGGGTCATTTGGATTGCTTAAGTTAGTTAGACCAGTAACACGAACAATTTCGCTGTTAGCTTGATCTCTTAATCCAGTTACAGATCCACCACCATCTACAACTACACTATCAGGAGTTAAAGCATCTCCTCTATCGATAAGAATGAGATCACCAACTCTAAAATCAAAGATTCCTGGTGTAGAAATTGGTAGGAAGTAGCTAGATCCACCAGCATTAATACCATTTACTTGGAAAGTAAGATCGCCAGCACCAGATCCACCACCTAGTTGAGCAGCAGTAATCGTTAAAAGATCGTTATCACTATATCCAGAACCAGGGCTCACAATATCAATATTAATAGTTCTATCATTAGCAACATTAACACTGAAGGAAGCACCAGTTCCAGTTCCACCAGATACAGACAAGAAGCTGTATGTTCCTGGTGTTCTATTAGCACCACCAGTATTGGTAATATTATCAATGCCAGCAATCTGACCACCAGCAACCAAGAATGCGGTTCCACCCCATAGAGCAGCACCTTGCGTATCAATTACTCTACCAGTAGTATTATACTGGTAGAAGTCAATATTAGTATTCTCAAGACTTCCTACATTATGTGCGACTGGTGTTGTTGAGAATCTTCCTCTTACAATTTCAATAATACCAGCATTCAGACCACCATTCAATCGAATGTTACCATTTACATTCTCGCTAGCAAGAACATTAAGAGTATTTCTAATTGTAGTATTACCGCCCAGAGATCCTAAATTGAAGGTAGTTGCGTTTGTAGCAAGATTAACAGTATTAGTTTGGTCACCATCAAAAGCATTTAGAACTCTAGTCTGAGTAAAGATTCTAGACTGACTTGTTCCAGGAGCATATCTAGTTCCAAACTCCAGTTCACCAGCAATAAGTGTTTGTCTGGTGCGAAGTTCAGTAAAGCTCGCAGTATCATTCCAAGCACCACCAATAGTTACTTCACAACTATTTCCTACTGTATCAGCAACTGAAGCAATATCAACAACTGCATTCAGAGAATTTCTATGAATTCTAAGAACAGTTTCAGTAGCAGCGTTGCCAATCTGTAGGTAACTCGAAGAAGAATTATTACCAACATTAATTGTTTGAGCACCGCTTGTTGTGTGACCAATGTTGAATACTTCTGCGTTACCTGCAACATTTAGAATATCTGGTGCAGATGTATTCAATAAATTAAATGCAGATGATGTGGTAGTTAAGTCGCCACCATTAACTTGTAAATCACCAGTTAGTTCAAAATCAGAAGTAATTCTGGCAGTTCCAACAACAACAAAGTTTCTATCAAGAACATTAGATGGATTTACAGCATCAACCAACGATGTATTAATACCTACTCTACCATTATTTGTTGTTTGAACACGGAATGTAGCAGGACCATTTAGACTTAGACTATTTCCACCAACAACCAATGCATTATCAAGATTAGTTTCTGTTTTGGTTGTTGTTTGTTCTGTTAGGTAGGAATTGATAGACTTTCCACTAATAAGTGCATTACCAACAACATCTAAGTTTGCTCTTGGAGTTGTTTCTGGTGAAACAAATCCAGTTAAGTAAGCTTCATGTGCAGCACGAGCAACAGTATTAATACCTAGTTTATAATCACCAATTGTGGATGTTTCTGTTCTAAGTGCCTCTGCACCAAGAACACCCCATTCCTTAAATTGAGAAGAAGAACGAGAAATAGCAATGTTTGGTTGAGCAACCTGATCTACAGGATATCCCTTACCATTATTAAGATTTACTGGATATACAGATAGGTTTGATAGTAGAATAATATCAACATAATTTTCAGAAGCATTGAATGATCCTGGAACAATATTCCAAACACCATTTGTAACGGCTAAAGTTCCAGTTGCTCCAGTGATTCTAAGTTGAGTAGAACTATTGATGCTTAGGGAACTATTATCAACACCAGTATTCCAATATACTCTAGCATACGTTCCAGTTGCATTACCTTGGATACCAACTACCTGAGGAGTCGAAGATCCATCGGATCTGTTAGTGATAGCAACGTAATCGTTTGCATAAATCCAACCAAGAGAACCAGTGAATGATGTTTGATCTCCCTTGAGGAGCATATCACCAGACTTCAATGGATCTCTTGTTCCAAAATTAGTATTAATAATTTGAGATGTATATCCTGTTGTCTGACCAAAAGTATTGTTGAAATCAGGTGTGATATTGCTTAGAGCAGTTCTAATTGTATAATCCTGAGTTCCTCTTGGATTGAAATCAAAGATTGCAGCACTAATTCTGTTCTGGTGAAGAACAATATCACCAGTTCTTTGACCAACAGTGTTAAACTCTAGATACTGATCAAATCCAACTGGTGTTCCTTCGCCAGTAACAATCTTGAGTGAAGGATAATTTTCAACGGTTCCAAACGAAGTTGGATTGTTCATAACTACAGGAGAGTTGAAGAAACTCTCACTGGATCCATCACCACCATTAACGGTAATGATATCATTAAATGTAACTGGAGTGTCAAATGTAGTTACGAGATTACCAATTGAATCACCTTCATCCTCAGACTCAACTAGAGCTGCTCTCTCAAGGAACGTCTCTTCGCCTGTAATAGCGTTGATTTTACGGTTACCGATATATAGGTCGCCATTAGAGTTTAGACCCGTGTAGAAGACGATACCGCCGTCTTCACGCTTAGCCTGAGCATAGAAGTCTTGAACATCGGTTAGAACAACTTCCTGACGAGCAGGGAAACCTGTTGAGTAGTTACCAGGACCAAAACCAAGATATTCAAACGTGTGGTTACCAGAACGTGCGATAGATGGTCTACGAAGTTCAACGTAAAGTTTTCCTTCTGTTGGATATCTGGAATCTCCAGAAATAGGAATCAATCTACCCTCAGAACCAGCAGATGCAGATCCAGGCTGAGCTTGAATTGCATTATTACCAGTGTAAGTGTAATTTCCAGTTCCAGGATCAGAAACAAAATCCAGAACCATCTCTTTGGTAACAGATCCCTTAGAATCGTTAACCGTAACTAAACCATGAACATAGTTATCTGCTGCAGAGATAGTGGCAGGAGGATCTAGTAGTGTTGCAGTTGCTGGGCTAATTCCCTTATACCATTCTGGATCGTTCTTATAGAATTCTGGATACAACTTAGAAACTGGTTGCGAGAACTTAAAGTTTCTAAAGTTTTCTCCAACTCCAGAACCCGTTGGGAATGGGCGAATATCTCCACGCAGACATGTTAGATAGTAAACCCCATCTTGCTGACCAGGAATTCTTCTGCGAATTGTATTAATATCAAAAATATAGAAGCTACTTTGCATTTCGGAAGTATCTTCTATTTCAGCAATAGTATAAGAAACACCTTGATCATCATTTAATGTATCACCAGGAGTCATTGTATAAACGTTTGCTCCCTCAACAACGTAGAGGAAGTTTGCGATATCAGATCTTCCACCATTAGCAGCATCAAGTAACGTAGCAGTTACAGATCCTTGAGTGAAAGTGGTTGGATTGTTGACATCAAACTTGATTTCAGAGTTTCCAGTGAAATCCTTAAGAATCATGTAGTAATTATTTTCGTAGGCAAAGTAAGAATGAACATATGCAGTTCCTTTACTGTTTCCATCCCAAGTAATTCTGTTAGTAGAATTAGAGTTAGGAATACTTTCCACAAATGATCCATCTCCGCCTTCTGGGGCAGAAATCTTAACAGTAGTGAATAGTTTGGTCTTGTATGCTTCCGCATCTACCCCAACATCAAATACAGTTAATTCTAAGTATTCATTGTTATTAATTCTTCTCTTTCTAGCAGATTGAACTGTGAAAGAAATCTTAGAATCTGTTTCAATTCTCTTAGGATTACCTTGAGGACCTGGATCATAAGTAGACTCAAAATTAGGATTGAGTGTCAGTTGCTCTTCTACTGTCAAACCTAGACGCTCTCCAGTTAAAGGAGCATTAATGGTTGCTAGCGAAGATCCAGCAGCGGTGGGCTTGAGTAGAATTCTTTGGGGAAGAAGTCTTCTCTTTTCATCTGTTCTAATTTTAAGAACAAATCCACGAAGAGGATCACGAACTGTCTTAAGATTCTTAGGAATTACATAGCGTAATCTATATACACGGTCTTGTGCAGATCTATTATCTTCAATTCTTTCAAAATATGTATCTGTTGTTCTGATTCTACCAGCGTAATCAGATTGCTTGACTCTAGGAATAATTTGATTGCCATCACTTAGAGAATCTAGATACCAGCATCCATCATTTTGACCACCAACTACAGGATCATACTTGAGTGGAGATCTTCTCTTGCTAGCAAAAGTATAGAATACAGCAGTGCTTCCTGGTTGGAATGTTACTGGATTAATATTATCTCTAGCATCAGCAAAAGTTTGGTGGATCGTGAATCTCTTTGAACTTACATATCTTACATAGTATTCTTGCTTTTCTGAAATTACAGTGCCACCAAAATTGGATGATAATGTTGGTAGAGAGGATCCAACAATATCAGAACCAACTCGGAAGAACACTAGTTGTGGAGTTACACCATCAGCTGGTTTATCAAAGATATGTGGTCTTGATGTTTCAAACTCTGTGCTGCTGTTTTGAGCAATTCTAGTCTCGTATTGGTGTAGATCATACTTAATATCTAGAACATACTGATATACATCAATATTGACATCTGGATCAACACTATCGGTTTCCGATGAGTAAATGTAAATACCAGCAGCAGCATTTTCTTCGCTAGTAGCAAGCATTAATGCTTGTTGATCAGCACCATTAAATCCAACTGAATTTGAATAATCGAATGGATCAGTTCTTCTACCTGGAGCAATTACATAATATGTGGTATTGGTGTCAAATCCTTTTGGAAGACGAACGACTCTCTTATCTGGATTTGTTCCAGGTCTTGCTGATGGAACAAGACGAACTGGAGTTCCTGTCTCTAACTGGTGTGGGTTGGTTGTAGGATTGCCATTGCTATCATACTCAGTTAGAGTAAATAGTGATCCTCTTTGAGCTAGACTTGCTGTATTGAGAGAAGATGCAACTCTAGGAACAGTGCCGACACCATTGTTAATGATTGTGCTAATGATGTTGAAGTAGTTGACGATGGAATTAGCAGTTGACGCACACTCTCCCCCAGGAGCACCAGTAGAAGGATCACCAGCAGCTAAGTAGTTGTAATCCTGAATAACTGCAGAGTCAGTAGATGGTTCAATAGTATTTGACCAAATACCTTCAGTCAATTCTACATATAGTTTTACAGTAGAGCTTGTTGTATTTGCACTTACAGTAACTCCTTCATCAAACTTACTTCCCTGTCTACCCAATTCTATCTGATTGCTTAATAGACCGTTCTGACCATCACCAATTTTCTTGATGTATGCATTATCTGGAATAATTGAATTGAATGTTACTACGTCATTTGGTCCTGCTGGAATTGCATCAACACTCCTAACTCTCATGCCGATGGTGAGACCAATTGTGCTAGGAACAGTTACAATTGGAGATGCGACAGTAGTTGCTGCACTATTAATATAAGTATTGTGATTTCTCATGGCAGAAATTGCCAGATTTCTCACATAGTTATATGCATCAATAGTTTCTGGTCTTTCGTTTTCAATATAATCTAAAGTAAATCCATCTTGTCTTCCATCAACAGTATCACTAGAAAGAGGAATAGCAGTGTAATATGCTTCAGCAGCATTGATTGTATTTTCGTTACCACCTAAACGTAAGTCAGATGTAACTGCTTCAACAATATATCCAATATCTCTCTTGCACTTACTATTCTCACTAACTTGTGACCATGGTCCCTCTAAACGAGCAGGAAGTTGATTTAGATTTCCAGTAGAAAGTGCTGTAGTGATAATAGCAGTTAGGTTATCGATTGTGTTTCTTACGTTTGCACAATCATAAGAACCGTTCGTAACTGGTGGTAGATTAGCAAGAGTTCCCGCAGAAACTACGTTGGTTACGATTGCGAATAGGTTATCTACCGTTGCTTGAACATCTGTGCAAGTAGTAGCATTTCCAGATCCATTATAAATGATATCACCACCAGATCCACCAGCTGTAGAAGGACCATAAGACAGGTCAAGATTCTTAGCGTAAAGTTGATTAGTAATTGCTTTTTTAACAGCATCTGCTGCAGCATTAAACGCAGTTACTGATTGTGTTTCTTCGTTGATAAGACCTGTGCTGATTGGTGATCCAGATAAATCAAAGTATTCTCTAACAGCACCTACCGTGAACTCGTTTCCACCCCAGAATAAATCTTGAGCAACAGAGTCAACAATATATCCAATATCTCTTTTACACTTAGATTCACCAACTGGGATTGTTGGAGTTGATTCTGCTGGTAATCCAGTCAAGTTTCCTGCAGTCACTCTATCTGTAATAAGTAGAGTTAGAGAAGAGATTGCTGCTTGAACATCAGAGCAAAGAGATGCATTCAGATTATTATCAGTGTTTGATCCCGTAGTTCCATAAGGAGATCCAGGAGCAGGATCAGCAGTTATAGAAAGATCTTTAACATATAACTGGTTAGCAAGAGCACGATTCATCATGTCTCTCGCTTTATTGAAAGCAGTTACAGATTCGGCTTGCTCTCCTTGCAATCCATTACTAATCCAGTTAGTTCCACTATTATCAAAATAATTTTGAATAAACTTACGAGAGTAAACGTTTCCTCCACCCTGAACAATATCAAGAGAAACAGCATCAATAAACAATCCAATATCTCTCTTACACTTAGTTTCTCCAGTAGGAACAGTTCCAATATTTTCTGGAGCAAGAATAGTAATATCACCAGCACCGATAACGTCGGTGACGATAGTTGTTAAGTTACTAATCGCTAACTGAACATTAGAACATGAGTTTGGATCTGTATTGGAACCAGTTAGAGGATCAACTGTTACAGTAAGATCTTTAACCGTTAACTGGTTTGCAATAGCATCTTGCATCAAATCACGAGCCTTATTAAAAGCAGTGATTGACTCTTGCTCTTCACCTAACAATCCATCAGCAATTGGTTGACCAGAAACTGTAAAATATTGTTGAACAAATTTGCGTGAATATACGTTTCCAGAACCGATAGAGATATCTAAAGATACAGCATCGATAAAGTAACCAATGTCTCTCTGACATTTTGCTGGATCTGGATTAGTGAAAGAAGGATACTGAATAGCAATTTCGGCATAAGCACCATCGATAATTTCTTGTCTGTTTAACTGAATTAAACGATAAGAATCTTTATAGCGTGATGTGCTAGTGGTTTGCGAATCTCCAGGATAGTAGAAATCAGGATGCTGAACTGCAATTTCTGCTGCAGCTCTATCAATGATTTCTTGCTTATTCTGTTGAATTAGGCGATAAGAATCTTTATAACGCGAAGTTTCAGTAGTTTGTTGATCTCCAGGATAATAGAAGTCTGGATGATCAATAGCAACTTTAGCTGCAGCTCTATCAATGATTTCCTGACGATTTAAATTAATTAGATTAGTTGCATCCTTATATCTTCCAGCAGTTACAGAATTATTTGTTGCATCAATAGTAACGGTAGAAGCATAATATGCACCAGTTGCAGGAGAAGCACTAGGAGCAGAAGTAACAGTATATTGGAATTCGGTTGCTGTTAATCCAGAAGATAAAACAGTAACTCTACCATTATATTCCGATTCAGTAGCACCACCAACGGTAACAATATTACCAGCTTCTAATTCATGTGGATTTCCAGTAGTTACAGTAACTGTAGTTCCAGAACTAGTAATACTAACAACGTCAAGTAAAGATGTATTTGATAGTAAATTAGAAATTGCTTTCTTAGCCCAATCTCTAGTTCTATTAAAAGCAAACACAGATTGTGTTTGTTCTCCAAGAACACCATCAGTAATTAATACACCACTATTATCAAAATATGCTCTAGTAGCATCAACAATATGAGCATTTCCTCCATCATATAGGTCATCAGCAATAGCATCTACAATATAACCAATATCTCTCTTACACTTATCATTTTCCCCATTAGGAACAGTGAATGTTGGGAATGCTGCTTGCATTTGCCCAAAAGCATAGTCAATAATTTCCGTACGGTTTGCTTTAATTAAATTAGATGCATCTCTATATCTACCAGTCTCAGAAGTGATATTTGGGTTTACATACGATCTATTCTGTAGATATGGGTATTTCTCAAGAATATACCCAAATGCTTCAGATTGAATAAAAGTTTTGTTCGAATCGATTAGATTTGCTGCATCCTGTGCTAGATTATAATCCCTCTCAGAAGCATTAGATGCTGGAACAACTCTAGGATATCTTTCAGTAAGAGTTGTAGATACTTCTGGAGTTGCTGCAGAATAAGTATTAGATAGTGTAGTAAGAATTAATGCGGCTGTTTGTGGTTGTGCCACAGCAACAGTTCCCAACTGTGCTCTTTCAACAACTAATTGACCGATACCTTCTACAGATACAATTCTAACTGTCTCATTGATTGCTGTTTGATTATTAGTAATAGAAGCAAACATGTTGGGCGCAAACCCAGTAGTGTCATTGACATCAATTACTGTCTCGGTAGCATCAATTTCTTCATTTACGATTGTAGTTGCAATAGCATTTTGAACATATCTAGTAACTGTTGACCCATTGATATGATCAGACTGTAGACTATTTAATTGAGCTCGAGCTACATTTAGACTAGAGGCATTAACAGTAGTAATTCTGAAAAATTCATCGTCAACTTTAACATAATCATTGACCAAGAAACCAACAGTGCTAGTTACATATAATGTGCTAGCATCCTCTACAGATCTAGATCCAGTTGGAGAGATTGTTGATAGCGAAGAAACCCATCTCTTGAATCCAGTAGGAGTTAGTTCTGCTTGTTTTGCAGCACTGGTATCTAGTTTAACATATAGTTTCTCATTACGTCTAGCACCAATTCTATACCCACCGATAGATGCTGCTGGGCGATCTTCTGGGCTACGAGCATCATCAGAACCGAAGTATAGTCTGGTGAGGTTAGAACTTGCTCTAGTTAACTGTGCGTCGAGAGTATAATACTGCTGCTTGACGTTTCTAAGAGTTGATAGAGATTTAGGTGGAACAATGTGTGTAACATATCCACCTTTATCTTGCGAGAACGCAAATCCTTTATAACCCTTCGAGTGCATCGAAGTGTTACCGAAGTTGGAGTTAGAGTTGGTGATAGACATGTCACCACCAGACTCAAGCAGGAAGTGATCAGCGAAACCAACCGCAAAGATCGAAACGTTCTGAATGAAGGAGTCATCAGAAGCACGAACGTGGAAGTTTCTCCAATCGTCTTTCCAGTATGCGTCACCCTTAATGTGATAAGGAGTTGTAGCAAAAGCATCAGTTAGAGGTGCCTGGTTCCATGTGTTGCTAAATTCATCATAGCGGATAAATGCACGGTCATCTTTCTGTAGCGAAACACCCGTATACTGGGCGATAACCATCGATTTGAAACCAGTTGCCTTGCGACCATCTGCCCAGATACCACAAATACCCCAAGTAGAGCGAATCGAAACGTTGAAAACGTATGGAGATGCAGATTCTACCGAGTCAACTTCAGCCTGAACCGTTGCGTTTGTATCAAGAGCTGGTGCTGAAACTGCGGTATAAGTTGTTCCGCTAACTAGACCAAGACCAGTCGCTGTAGTTGCAACTCTATACTCAAATTCTTTTGGATCGGTCTGACTAATAGAAGTTACTTTAAATACACCATTAAGTGTAGTATTTAATCCATTATTTGAAATAGCAACATATTGACCAGGGAAGAATCCATGATTAATTTTTGTTCTAACTCTTACAATGACAGTTCCAGGAGGATTTGAATCGATGATTGTTACTTCATCAAGACGAACAGCATCAGAAAGAGGACCTACGATTCTGTTTTCCTGAACTCTGTAGTCAAATTCACGACCACGAATTACAAGGCGACCCCACTTATCTTCATCTGAATCTGGAGCAATATTTGTAGATACTTCAGATGCAACATATGCGTTACCATCATAAAGAACTCTATCACCAATCTGGTAAGTAACAGTGCTTTCCCATGCATCTGTTACAGGTGTATTAGAACCTTCTACATATACGTCATCAATAGAAGGTTGATAATCGCTGAATACACGAGCAATTTTTCTATAAAGTAGACCTAGATCCTCTCTATCAGCGAACACAAAGTTCGTCATCTTGTGGTGAGAGAACTCAGGAATAGCTAGATTGGTATTATCGTTTGGTTGAGTATAAACTTTACCAACACCAACTGGAGATCCTACATTATAAAGAGGTGAACTTGATTCTAAATCACCATCAAGAATAGTGAACTGCCAGAAGTAGCAACCACCAGTTACATTAAACAGAGCTGTGCGAGGAACATCCTTATCTGCAGGATCTGGAACATATAGAGCACGAACTTGTGTTCTACGAAGGTCTGTTCCAACAAGAGAAGTTCCTCTAGGAATGGTCGCGCCACCATCACGACCATTGAACTTATAAAGAATGTTATCTGGGTCTGAGAGATCGAAACTTACGTTAGTATTTGCTTCCCACTCTTGTGTTGCCTGATTGAACTGGAAAACAGGCAGCGAAGATACATCTTCTACACCAGGGCGGTTGTCGATGTAGTGATTTCCAGGTGCCAGCATGATTGTAAACTGGTCAAACCTGTCATTATCTACATTTGGTAGATATGAAAAACGTGCAGCTTCGAGAAATGCCCTCTGAATGCTAACAAATGGTCTTAATGGTGAATTACCTCTGTTGTCAAGTGCATCTGTTGCATTGAAATCATCAGGAGAAACATAAAGATATTTTCCAGTTTTACTGGAAATTAGATTATCTAATCTTGTTAGTGGCATGTTCTCAGTTACCCTAATTAATGGTGGATTTCTTCTGAGTTATTTATACAAAAAAACCTGGAGTCACCCCCAGGTTTTTCACTTCCTTCACACGGAGAGCCCCAAGTCGGACTTGAACCAACGACCTACGGTTTACAAAACCGTTGCTCTATCCAGCTGAGCTATTAGGGCGATTTGACGAACTGGAAATGCCCGTTAAAGGATCCCCATATATGTTCGTCGGTATTTATATCGTATCCCTTATCAATTACGTGGTAGTAACCGTTTCCGAGGATACTTTGGGTTTGTAGATAGGTTTCTTTTCCCGACCAGGAGACAAAGCAGGTTTTACAAAGATTTTTGCCGTGAAATACATCACCTACTACATCGAAAAGTATATCACATCCAGGAAGATATGTCAACTCTTCTTCTTCCTTATAATTTTTGACTAAAATCGAAGATTCTTGAGGAATGACCTCAATTACTGATTTACGATATGCACGTTTATCAACATAATAACGTTGTGTGCATCTAAACTGGTTTTCACCAATTTTTTCGTGAACCAGTTCAATCATAGCAAACTTTGTCGGATAAGACATTGCTTGCATTTTGTTATGAAAAGTTCCTTCAAAATATTCACAAAATTTGTCAATCATCTTTAGGCAACAATTCGGGGTTTTCGACTTCAATATCAAACATTAAAGGATGCATTTCTTCCATGATTAGATAATTACAGAATTTGAATAAATCTTCGTCATCGTAATCACGGTGAGCTAATGCTTCTGTTTGCACAGATGGATGATCCTGTATAATTTGAGGTAGTTCATCAAATGTATACGGGATATTTTGTATGAAATACATACGCACAACCTCTCCCATATAGAAGACATATGTTTGAGAAAGTGTGTATTTCATGACATTCCCACTACTTTTTATTTAGTGGGAAATAGGGCGAGCGAGACTTGAACTCGCACGGGATTGCTCCCAACAGATTTTAAGTCTGGTGTGTCTACCACTTCCACCACCGCCCCGTGGTATGACAGTATTATAGCATCTGCTCAAGTGACTGTCAAGTGCTGGTTGCGAGGATCGAACTCGCCTGTATCCGATTATGAGTCGGGTGCTTTCACCAGATAGCTAAACCAGCGTTATCTGTAACTGAAATTTTCCGACTTAAGAAGTTTGGAACATTTTTCTTTTAACTCAACTAACTCATTGATTGTAGAACACTTAAATGTGAGAGTAGTTCCGTTTTCTCCTCGTATGATAACTTTCTTATTATAGAGGTCTATACAGATTCTGTCAAGAGCTTGTTCTGAAGGATTTTGGAGATTCATAAGACCAGACCTCAAAGCGCCACATTGCTAGTATAGCGGTATATAGGGGGTCTGTCAAGCTCGACTTTTTTGACCGATTTTTTGCCGCGATTTTTTTTGACCGATTTTGGTAATTAGAGGTCAATTTTGAAATCACTAATTCAGATATATACCACCCTTTAGAGCATTTATCTTGACAAATCCAGGTGTAATAACAATAGAGTCGTCAACTGGTGGTGTTCCTGTTGGAGCAGGACCAGTGAAGAGACTTGTAGTAATTTTAGCCCCTAGACTCAAATCATCTGCTGATGTAACATACGTTCCAGGTTTCTTCAGTAATAGAACTGACTTAGGGGTTGTTGGGGATAGGAATGGAGTGGTGATATCAGCAAATGCACCAAAGTCAGTTCCAATAGCAACACTACCAGTCTTGCTAAAGATGCCAATGTTTCCTATACTAGCCTCAACTTTAAAACCATGCCCACCTGCAGATACAGGTGAATGGAAATATGCTAGAGGCGGTAACTCTGCTACATCTTTTCCAGGTGCAGATAAAACAGGAAACTTGTTTACAATATAGTAACCAGCAGATACACCTAAGATCATTGGTTTAGGTGGTAGCAATCCACCATCCAAACTAACACCAGGAAGCGCAGAGAAAACCTCTGTCATCTTTCTACCGCCAATCTCTTCTATCATGTCGCCGCCAGTCTTAATACTGAGGGTTCCTGATGATTCAATAGCAAAGTTACCTTGAGAATTATTCATCTGGAATAATTTCTCACCATCAACTTTGTTATAGGTAGCACCTTCTATGTTTTGTTGACCAGCTTGTGACTGTTTAATTATGCCTGCTTTTAGTTCAATCGTGCCACCCTGTTCTTCCTTAGACTTATTTGATCCTGTGGTTGTAGGAGCAGCACCAGCAAGTAACTTGATATCAGCACCAGTTAATTCAATAGAATCAGAGGCAGTAATAGCAACGTTCTTACCTCCTAACTTTACATCTCCACCTCTTGACTCAATCTCAACATTGCCGTATACTACTAAAGAGAATGCTGCACCTTTAATAGAAGGATTTTCTGCTGCAAGTGCTTCATTATCATTGTTAACTTCAATGGCAAGAAACTCACCATACTTCTGAACCCCAGCTCCTTGAGCAATTAAATCAATCCTTCCTGTTTTTGGATCAGTAGATGGATTTTTTCCTGCTACTAAAATAACACTACCGTCTGTGTCTAAATGTATTGCACCACCAGAACTTGTAACAATAGAATAGTAACTATCACCAGTATCAGGATCACTACCATCTGATACTGTTACCTCCCCATTTGCTAGTATGGTATGATTTAAATTAGAAACCGCAGCAACCTTCGACTTTCCATCTTCTTGCTCAGAAGATCCACTTCCAAATCCTTGTAGTTCTGGTGGAATAAATGCTCCGATATCTTGGAGCACTCCCATTACCTCAGCACCAAACTGATCAATCTCTCCTTGAACATTAGAAAGAAAATCATTAACTGGTTGAGCTGCTGATGTTAAATCAGGAAGACCAAGTATATTTGTTTGCGCTGTCTGACTAGTTGATACACCACAACTACTATTAGGAACAGGATTAGGTAATCTAGCTGCTCCTGTTCGTAAGTTGTCTTGTAGTTCTAACCAACTTTTAGCCATGATTTTTTATGGGCAATCTATTACTTGTGCTTCACCAGATGGAGCAATCGATGCTGCATATGTCTCGTAAATCTCTTGACTTATGCATGACAACAGAGGTATAACTTTTGTTCCTCCTCCGCCTCCACCAAAAACCCTCACTGATGGTAAAGAGTTATAGGTTTTCGTTTTATTTATTACTTCGATCTCAATCACATTCCCATTAGAAACAATCGCCCTTGCTATACCCTGCTCCCCATCAACAGTTACAATTGGTTCTGATGTATACCCAGATCCAGGTCTGATAATATTAAATCCATCTAGAACACAGTTGGTATTAACTCTGTTTGGTGTATAATTTTTTCCTGGTCTCTCTATTCTAATGCGAGTTAATTTTCCAGTAGTTGTATCAAGAACAGCAGAAGCAGATGCACCAATACCCTCACCAGCAATGTTAATAAAAGGAGGAGTTATGTATGGATCACCAGGATCTATGATTGGAATGTCTAGTATTCTTCCTTCCTCATCTACTTCAGGATCACCCAGTAAAGGAGGAACAAATGTTGGTGGTCTATCAGTTACAATAGTAGCAGGTTGAGTGTCATTGTAAATATAAAACTGTCTACTCAATCCAGCTTCTGTTACACTGAACAATACATCTGCCTCTGTTGTAATACTGATCTCAGAAGCGATAGTAATACTTACCTGTGCTACATTATTAACCATAGTTATCTGACCAACGTTGGTTCCTGATGCAAAATCAGAAGCCCTAATAAAACCGAACATTAAATAATTAAATACCGTTCCATCAGGAACATCTCCCGATGTGCATGTTAAGGTAAATCTTATGGTTTCATTTTTAGTTACTCTTCTTCTATCAGCAGTTAGAGTATAAGTCAAACTACGATCCGATGATATAGGATTTCTAACCTCTAAAGAATATCTATCATCTGTAGTTTCATCTGAAGAAGTAGATCTTAATGATAGGTTTAACGTAGACCTCCATGTATAATCTGTAACGTCATCAGTAGTTGCAATGTATGTTGAATCAGTTGCCAATGAAAGATCTAGATTTCCTGATGCTGTTGCATTAATAGGAACCGCTGGAATAGATTCTGGTTCTGGATCTGATACATCATCACCTTCCGCATCTGGATCTGGGATAATATCATCAAAGAATCCATCAAAAGGATCTTCTACTTCTGGTGGTTCATCTTCTGGTGTTCCCGTAGATTGCTCTGGGTTTGGAGTTCCGCCATAAACATTTGCTGTAGTTGTAGCTGGGCATGGCAAAGCAGTAGATTCTTCACAAGCAGATTGTAAATCCGCCACTCCATTTGATTCTACGTCAGCAATCAATTTATCTAGAGCAGCAAAATCATCTTCTCCTGGTTTCTTTTTATTAGCACTACCTGTGCAGAACTGAGACTGCTCAGACTTCTTACACTTATTATCTGGTCCCGTGCAAACAATCCCAAATAGTTGAAAGATGTATTGTAGAATTGCTCCTAGAATATTAAGAGGGCTAGCAATAATACCTAGGATTGCTTGAAGTGGTCCTAGGATTACAGAAATAATATCTGTTAAAAATGTTTCTAACTCTGATAAAATTTGCTGAACAATCTGCTCTACTCTACAGGTCGCCGCAGAGATAACTTCAGTAACTAATCCAAAGATTAGATTAGTTAAGAAGTCTAATAGTTTGTCTTCTAGATTAGCGATAGCACAGTTGATGAGACCAAGTTGTTCGTTCAACCACTGAATAACTTTACCTAGAACACCAACTTGCTTTACCTTTACTGCTTCACCTGTCTTAGGATTCTTTGTTGGAACTGGTATTCCTAAACAGAACTGAAGGATAGCCGTAACTCCTTTCTTTATCAGTGCTAGCATCTGAAACTTTGCATTCTTCAGATAAACTCTAGCAATACCAAATACTCTTTTAATATATCCGTTTGCTGCCCCAGCATAATCATGAAGTTTTCCAGTAACATCACTGAGCATTTGGTTTCCTAATTGCCCACCGTTCTTTGATACTGCTCCAAAAAATTCTGTTAGTGTTTGTTCGAACTTTGACTTGGTTGAGTTGGTGTCTGTGCAAGTAGGATCTGCGATCTGAACACATGCATATCTACCATGTGGATTAGTTACAGATTGCTGATCGTTAGTTGCATTTAATATTGTAGAAGAATCACCTGTTCCTTCTTTAGATCCTGGTCTAGCAGTTGCATCCTGTTGATTGCTCTCTGGGAGAGTCATCTTTGGGTTAGTATCTGGAACATATCTTGAGAATGCCAGACACTCTGCGGTCGAATTATTATTCGATAGAGATGTATTTGTGGTAGACTTAGTAACCTTTTGTAGGCTACCCATGATAACTGGATGCTGCCCTTCAGCACCATCCATAAAGAATCCTATTACCCAATCACCTTTCTGTAGTCTTGCTGGGTTATAAGTGCTGTTACCTTCTGATGAAGGTGCTGTAACTGGTAACATTACAACAGCCCATGGTAGATCATTCACATCAACAGCTTCACAACTCTTGACATGCTGACCTACTATTCTTACTCGATATCTGTTGGAAAATTTATTATCTGCATCAATCTCTACTTGACCAATCCACCAATAAAATCCATCCTTCCCAGCAAAACCAACTGGTAAATTTAATTCAGGTAACAACATGTTTAGTCTTCATAGATTCTACACTCAGAAGCATCTGGATACTCATCGCAAAATAGTTCTAAAGCAGTGGGATCATGAGTATCATTTGGATGACGTTCATGATAGCGTTGCAGAGATTCTAATTCACTTTCTAGATGTCTACGTGATTGAGATGAAATTGTAGGATCATCAAGGATCTTTTTATCTTTATTGATATGATCTGTTATTGTTTTGTCTGTCATTTTTTAACTCCCTAGGTTATCTCTTATGAGTTCCAGATTACAAACAGCGATCAATCCTTTATCAGAATCTCTAGTGATATCATATGATATTTTTTTAACCATATACAAACCACTATTAGCTAAATCGTATTTTTCTTTCTCTCTCTGAGATGATACCGATTGATTAGGCAATTTGACATTAATCTTATCACCTGCTCTAATTTCAAAGTTAATCGGTATAGTGATATTTAGTATCTGGTTATTCAAAATCATATTTCTACTGATAGATTGAGCAACCCATTGTTTCCTGAAGTCAGGGTATTGTGTTCCTCCCTTTCTCCCTGCCTTCTGTGGGTCAGCAATCGTATCTTCATCATGAAATGTTTCGTGATCAAAGAACTGAAGCATCACTCGTGATGGATACTCCGCTAACTTCTTGATTGATTGTGGAATATCTTCCTCAGTTCCTAGATGAACCATCTTTGGATACTCTTTACTCAAATCAAAAAAGTATTCTTCATACTCTAGTGTGGATGGATTGAAGAATGAAATCATAGAAGAGTAGACTCCATATCTCATCTTCTGAAGAATATTTTCTTGACTTCCAAAAGAATAATTTAAAATAACATATGAATTCTTTTCTGCATCTGAACCTTCTTCCTGTGCATATCCGTAGATATAATCAGAATGTTTATTTTGATTCTCTTTGATTAATGCATCGATAGATTTGAAAACATAACCATCATAAGTTTCGAAGAACATGTAACCAGCTGTTCCAGAAATTACAGTAGCATTATTTTTAGTTACTGCTTGTGTTGATCCACCAGAAGCAGATGATGATCCGCCACCAGATGAAGTGGAACTAGGTTGCGGTGCTAGTGGAGTATTAGTAGATGAAGATACACACTCTGGTAAGAAAGATGATATTACATCAAAAGGTCTTTTGAGTGCAGGTATCTGTTTCATTCTATACTTACATGGTTCAGACATAATTTGTTTATCTGTATCCAAATAGTTTGATAAAATTTCTTGAACAATAGCATCTCCAGTTCCAGAAATAGTTTTACCAACTCTTAATGTTTCATTCCTCAATGCTTCTGGGGAAAATAAATCAAGAATATACACCTGAACATTCTTTGATACCAACCTATTTCTAATACCATACACAACAAATTTCCATTTATATGTTGTGTCTGATATATTAGGAGCAACCATCTCTATCTCTACAGTTTCTGTTCCGACAATAGGAGTAGAACCAATTAAGTTGATAGCAGTATCAATAATTTGTAGCTCGGCGGCAATAGTATTCAACTCAATACTTTCATATATTCTGATAGTATTAATTTGTGCCTCTGGATTCTTTCCAGTAAGCATATGTTTTTTTCCATTGGTGTCAGTAAGAGTTACTTTCTTTACTGTTGCATTAAGATCTTGTGACATTTATACTATGCTCCATGGTGATGTGTTTAGCACACCAGATAATCCTCCAGGCCAAGGATCACTAACATATTCTGCTGTCGATTGCGACTGTGATTTAGACATTGGCATAGACTGAGATCCAGATGCAGCAACAACATTAATAATTGCTGCGGAACTAACATCCGAAGTTGTTTGATTTGTTGCACCAACTGGTGCTGATGATGGTGTTGATCTTGGTGCAGGTGCTTTTGCTTTTGGTTGAGTTGCTGATGTTATCGCAGTTACTGCTACAATATTTTCGAGTGCCTTTACTCTTGCTTCTAATGTATTTGATACTGTTGCTTCAGTTCCAAATGCAGACCCACCTTTCTCATATCCAAGTTCTTTCATCATCTTATTTCTTTGCGCTGCCGCTTCACCGATCTTACCCATTGGAGAATTAGTGTATATTCCAGTCGTTCCTTTTTGAACTTCTTTAGCACCAGTTACTAACCCCAAGAAATCCCACCAAGGCTTTTGAACTGCTCCGCCTTGTGCCATAGTAGGTTGAACAGTTCCACCTACCTGTTGATTTCCCTGAGATCTCTGGAGATTTTGTTGCCTAATTCTATTTTGAACATCCTCTTGACTAATATAACCAAACTGAATACCAATGTCTTGACCTTGACTTAAATAATTTGCTCTAACTTCATTATATGCTGCAGCAAATAAAGGATCTTTATACTTCCCTGTTTCCTTATCTCTTGCATTACCAACATACTTTGGTTTGTTTCCAAACACACCCCACAATCCTTTTTCCCATACCTCAAATTTACCGTTAGATCTATCGGATAATACAAAATGATTTGGGTGACCAGCAATAGGTAATGTTCTTTGATTTGCAGTTTTCTTTGTTCCTTTTGTCAATCCTTGAGCTTCATTGGAAGTTAAATTTGGTTCGAAAGCAAATCCTTTTTTATCTTGCCCACCTTTATTGTTATCCATAGGAGCTTGGGATCCAGATGGAGCAGCTGAAGGTGGCGCTGCTGGGTCTCCTGGTGGGTTTGGATCATTTTTATTATCATCTGGTTTTACTCCTGGATCTTCTGGTGGTTTTGGAGTTGGTCTTCCAGTTGCTTTTTCCTCTTCTTTTTTTGCACCCAATGCTTCCAAAGATCCAGAAATAAGTTCTTCTAAAAATTCATTTCTTTTCTTAGTAGCAGTTCCATCTTCCTTAAACTTTCCTCCACCTATCTTTAGATTAGGTAATGTCTGTGACATTCCAAATGTTCTTGCTAGATTTTGTATATCAGGACCAAGTGCTTGTGATACAGGAGCACCTAAAGATCCCATACCTTTAATGAATTGATCAACAACAGCAAGTGTTGCAGCACCTGATGCTTTCATTCCAGGATCACCAGACTGTTGACCCATCAAATTCCTACCTTGTTTTGAATTGATATCAACAACTGCTTCCTTACCCGCCTCACCTAACATTACACCGCCAGAAGAAAGTTTCATCTTTCTTTTTGCCACCTCTTCTCGTAAAGCATTATAAGCATCTAGAGATCCATCTGGTTCTCCCATCATATTGAGTAAAGGATTTTGTTGTCTATATGCTCTTGCTTTTTCTATCTTTTGTTTTTCATAAGTATACTCTCTCTGCAATTCTTCATTAGACATTGCAGTTGGTCCTACTCCCAGTGAAGCCCACATGTTACCAGTTGCTTCTTGAATCTGTGGTTTAAATATCTCAGCTCCTGCTAATGCTGCTGTGCCTAGTAATCCTCCTCTTCCACCTCTAACATTTTTCAATCCACTTAGATTTGGAAGTTTGAAATTTTTTGGATTGAGCATCGAACCCAATCCACCACCCCTCGTAGGCTTAGCTAATGCTTCTACACCACCCTTGGTGAACAACTGACCAGGACCTATCTGACCTCTACGAAGTAGTCTTAATCTATCACCAAAGTTAGATGTTCCCTGTAAGAATCTATCATAGGATCCTGTCATCCTACCAAGTGGTTTTGGTTTTAGTGATGTTGATCCTGGTGCAGGCGCAGCAGGTTTTGCTGATCCTGGTGCTCCTTTTGGTTTGAATAGATTTTTTAATTTACCCAACTGACTACCAGCAAATCCAGCTAAGGCAGTTAATACTTTATCTTTTACTTGATCCCAAATAAATCCTGTTAATGTTTTTCCTCCAGCCGCAGATGACCTGGAAGATCCAAACATACTCTTTCCACCACCACCAGATCCACCGCCAGGCTTCAATGATTTCACTGTGGATAATATAGAACTTTGATTTTCAGTAAAACTCGGTGCTCTTAATGAACTGTTGAGTAACTGTGTTACTGATGCTAGACCAGATGAGAGACCCATCGTGTCTGCAGTGAGAGACCCAAATCCCTGAGTTAATATCTTTGCTAATCCAGTAGTGCCTCCAGATGTTCTTGCTCCAGAAGATTGCGCTGACTGTGTTGGTGCCTTCTTGAAAGAAAAAAGATTTCCTAATGATGGAAAACTACCCAGTAATTTGTTTGATGCACCCTGCTTTTGCTGCTGCTTATTTTCTTTCTTGGTCTGCTGTTCTTTCTTTTCTTTACGCTTCTCTTTTCTGTCTTCTTTCTTCGCATCTTTGCGAGACTGTAGTGCTTTAGATACTATGAAACCTGTGAGGGTAGTTCCTCCTACGGGTGTTGCGTTTTCGGTTCCAAAAGACATCTATTTATCTCTCCTAGTAAAAGTATTTATCGAGCGCGTTTCATATTCAGCTCAGTTTTCACCCTATGTGGATTGAATATCATATTGGTAAATGTAACAACTGCACTTTGAGCTTGTTGTATTATGTTTGGTTGTGCTGGAGCAGAAACTTTATTGACTATAACCTTAGGTGCTGGTTTAGTTGTTGCGGCAGTTACTCTAGTTTGTGTAGATACCATCTTAGGAACTGCTGCTGCTTTTGGTAGACGAGCATCATAAAACCACCCATGGAAATTGTATCCCTTTCCTCTAGTAATATCCCCTGGCTTCATGTGTGGTTTTTGACTTTCACCCATGAAATCAGTTCTTCCTCCAACAAATTTTTGTGCTTCTCTCTGTAGACTTGGATTTGTTATTGATCTTGCAGCCATGTCAACCTTCTGTGCATTTCCTGTAGCAGCAGCGGCAGATTGTCTATCTTTAATAGCATTCCATTTTGCTGCATTATTAAATGTCGGTTGGTATTGACCAGGGGATGTGATGATTGCAGATATACTTTTGCCACCAGGATAAGAACCAATTGCCGCACGATTGTATAATGATTGGGCAACATCAGCCTGCCCTTGTGGATTTAAACTATCTTCTTTAGAAGCAAGTGCTGCTATCTTCCAAAACTCTGCTGATCCTCCAGTCATAAAAGACAGAACATGCTGAGTGTTAGCTCCTCTGGCAATTTCACTCCAACGTTTACCAACCTCGTCAGGATTTTTGAAAATATTATATCTTCTATTTCTTACTGGATAAACTTGGAAACCATCTTGATTCTCTGCAATCACTTCATCACCGTGTAGAGTAACTGGAGTTCCCTGAATTAATGCTTTGTATCCAGCATCAGGACCAGACATTAGGTATGGAGTAACTGGTGAGGCTCCGCTTAGTTTTTGATATCCACCTTTTTCATATTCGATACCAAAATTTTTGCCAACTCTTCTGACTTCATCATCATAATCTTGAACGGTTATCTTTCCATCGTTGTTGAAATCTAGTCTTGCATTGTCAGAATATGCACGACCATCAGCAGAAGTAGCAACAACTGCGTTCATTCTTTCAATAGATCCTATTGGTTTACCTTCGACTGCTGACTTATACCAATTCGGAACATGCGTGAGACCATAGATATCACCCGCAGTCATACCTTTTTGCAACCCACTTTTGACCCAGTAATTAACTACATATGGCCACTGTTCTGAGCGAGTCATTTTTGATAGTTCTTGTGCAGTCTTTCCAGTTCCACCCAATCCTCCACCTGGGCAAAACTGAATAAGACCTACACATCCACCACTATTAAATTTAGAGGGGTCAATACCACTTTCACTTGCCATCAAAGCTAACAATCCAGGAGCACTGAGTTGCCATTCTTCAGCAAATGCATTAACTAATGCAACAAATTCTGGATCTTCATCCCACTTAGCAGGAACAAATCCAGGTGGTCTATTTGGATCAGACGCATCTGCATCCCTATCAATATATTTTTCAACAAAAATTGGGTCGTTTAAAAACTTTCCCCACGTTTTACCAAAATGTCTTTGTTGTTTTTTGAGATCTAGTGTTGCTGCTTTAACAGGTGATCCCAAAAGAGAATTAAGTAAATTACCACCAACCCCAAGTGCAGATACAAATGGTTTAACGATACTATTTAAATACGGAGCAAAGAATGCACCTAATGCACCTGTTCCTTTTATAAACTCACCTAGAGTTGTTAGTGCAGAAATACCAGATGCTCGTAAAGATACAACTAGAGTATCTGCATACGCAGCATTAACAGATGTATCTTTCATTGCCGAGTCATAACCAACTGGAGGTGCTATTCCACCAGCCGCTAGTTTTTTTGGAGGTTTTTTCGACGATGCCTTTGGTTTGACTGTGCTAGGTTTTCCTTGTTGTGGAGTATTCTGTTGTTTCTTCTGTGATTGTTCTACCTTTAATTCTTCTTCCGTCTTCTTCGGAAACTGATCTAATTTACTATTGATCTTAGAATACACCAAAGACTCCAGCAAAGCATTCTTAGAAAACATTGCAGATAACTTTGCTACTCTATTAGCAATATCATTTTCTTTTTCTGCTTGCTCAATTAATAGATCTACCTGTTCATTTACCTTGTTAACATTCTCACCACTCTTCGTTGACAATGATCTGAACTGAGACGCCAAAGAACTTTCGAAACTTGATGCTTCCTCCCTAGTTTGCGTTGCTTTTTGTTGTATAAGATCGTTGAGTAACATATTACATGCGCCTCATTTGAGTAGTGTTGAGAACAGTGTTTGTTGGTATATCTATATTCACAAACTGTGGTTTTGATGATGATTGGGAAGAAGGTGATGTAGAGGGAGCAGTAGGTATTTCTATGGTGGTAGATTTAACTGCTGGTTTAGATGCTTCTGGTGTTACCCATCCCTGTGATCTAGCATAGTCTAAAGTGCCAGGTGCGGTCGCTTCTGGGAATATCATGTCTCCAACTACAGGAGCATTCAACACACCAATTGCTTTACCAAACAATTTACCTAATCCAATACCAACATTTTGAGCAGTGCCAGTAAGCAACTGCATACGAAGTTTGTTTGCCAAAGGGCTGTTTGCATATGCACCCTTGAGAAGTTTATCAGCAAGTAGTTTACCCTTATCAAATGTTGCTGGTGGAACTACAGATTGGGGTTCAATAAAATTTATTCCTTTTGCTCTTCCAGGAACAATACTTTTTACTATACCACCGCCAGGTTTTACATACCTACTAGCACCAGAAGCAGTAGGAGCAGAATATGCACCATGACCTAACACTGGAGTAGATCCTTTACCAATTAAAGATGCTTTATTTGGGTTTCTAAATTTAGCACCCTTCATAATAGCTTCAAATCCTTCCTTTGCCATGCCAGTGAACCCAGCCTGAACACCTTTAATGCTAAGACCTTTTGGTTTTGTAAATTTAGATACTAAATTTGCCAATGGTTTTAACCATCCGCCAGACTGAAGAGAAACTTCATCACCTATTGCACCCTTGTCATTTAGTTTATATAACTTATTTCCTAGGCGAACTATCTTTCCTTTATCATACTCAGTATACCTATCTAATTCATACTCGGGATAGTCTTCTAATCTTTTCTTTGGAGTTGCTGATGAAGTAGTTTTATTTTGATGTGTCCAAGCAACAGGATCTATTCTTTGACCCCAACTACTTGTTCTAACTTCCCAGTGTAAGTGAACTCCTTCAGAACGACCAGTCGTTCCTGTTGTTCCAATTACTTGACCTGCAGAAACTTTTGCTCCAGGTCTCATGCTATCTGCTACATCTTTCAAGTGACCATAGAATAGAAATGCTTTTGGATTCTCATGCTGAATCTCAACATAATTTCCATATCCACCACCACCATCAGCAGGCCAATTTCTATTAACGTCAGATACCTTACCTGCGAATGGAGATATTACTTTTAGGTTAGCATATCCAGCTGGTGCTAGATCTATACCAGTGTGTTCTTTGCCCCATCTTCTTCCAAACCCAGAGATATAATAAATCTTCCCAGCATCAGACTTAGAATAAGGAATCCATGCAGGTGCTTGAGTGACATTCGTGCCACCCATGCCTGCTAAACCTTTTCCTCCTTCACCAATTAATAATACATCACCAGCAAGTTCAACTTCTTTGGGTTTCCTACCTCTAATGCCTATGCTTCCAAGAAAGCGCAGACCATTTTTGATCATGTAGTCTTTCCAAGAATCATAAAATGATGTCAATTCTTTTGTGTTTGATGAGAATCCAGCATAGTTGGATCCACCCAACATGCTTATAACTTCACCTTTAGATATTCCTAGAATAGATGATAGAACAGGAACAAGACCAGGAATATTTTGATTGAAATAACCAGATAACGGACCAAGTGAACGGAGAGTATTTCCAAATATAGATGCAGCAGCACCAAGTAAAGCACTTCTAGTCTTCCCTAATACTTCTCCTAAAGATTGCTGATACTTTTGTGAATCATATTGACCTAGTGCCTTTTCACCGTAATTTCTGTTCAGTGGAACAACTGCAGTTCCAGGTGCTAATTGACCCTGAACAGGATTATCATATATGCCAGGTGGAATTATCTTTCCTCTTCCTGTTCCGCCAACTGATACACCACCAGAAGCAAGTTTCTTTTTTGTTTGTGGTTTGTTATCCCACAGATTCCACCATGGTTTATCTTGCTGTTGTTGTTTGGTAGTTCCTGATGTCTTTACAGGTTCTTGTTTTCTCTGGAAAGGAGAAGTTATTTTAGCAACAAATCTTTTTCTTGCTTCTCTTTTTCTTTCCTCAGTCTCGAAATCATCAAGTGCTTCCTGATAATTCTCACTCATCTGACCGAGTAAGAATTCTACATCACCAAGATCCTCGTCTATTCTTCTTAGCTGACCTAAGCTTCTAGTAAGAACAGAATTTTGTTTTGATAATTCGTTGCCAATAGCATCCAATGCATCGCCATATTTTGCCATCGCTCTGGAAACGTTGGATGGCATCTGACGAGGTGCAACCAGATCCTCATCCCTGAGAGGCGCTGGCTTTGGTTTGCGTGCCTCAGGGGGGATAGGAGCAGGCGCTGCTGGAGCAGGAGGGGGTTCCAGAACAACAGGTGCTGCAGGGGCGGGAGCAGGTGTCTCGGGGGGTTTGATCTGCTCGCGTTCTTTTTTCTTTCTTTCTCTCTCTTCCTGTTCTTCTCTTGCTCTCTTTCTCTGTTCTTGTATTTCTTGTAGTCTTCTTTCTTGTTCAGCCTCTTCAATTTTTTTATTTACATCTTCACGAAAAGGATTCTCAAGATATGCTTCTACTAACCACCTTTGATATTTCTCTTGCCTCTCCATCCATTGAATAGGAGTGCCACTCTCTTGATCCAAAGAAGGATATCCACGAGGATCCTTCTTCATATTTGCAATCAATCTGTCAGCATCTGCGTCAGATAGATTTACATATGAAGTATAGCTCTCGTCTCCCTGTCTTCTACCAGTTAATTTCGATTTTAAAACTAACCACAACCTAGAGTTAGGATTAATCCTACTCCAGGGTATCTTAGGATGTAATACACCTTCTGGTGGTTGTGGTAAGTTGTCGTAGTTCATCGATTCTTACTGTTCTGTTCTTCTATGTAAGCATTCAACATAGTGATATAAACAGTTCTCTCCCATGGGAGCATGTTGTCAAGTTCAGTCAAACTAAACTTATGTATATACATGAGATTAAAGTTAGACTGATAATAATTTGCCATGTTCTCATGGAACATGCTCACCCGAAAAAATTTACCAGACCCTCAATAGTATATTCAGACTCAACTCCTGTATTAGGATTAGTAATTTTAAATGTATGTGATAGTCTTGGCATTGTAGCAAAGAAATCTTTTACTTTCTCAAACTGCTTTGATGTCATGCCACCAAGCCATTCTTCGATCTCTTTCTTTGGAGTTGTCTTTGCTTCAAACACATCTTCACCTGAAAAAATTTGGTGAACTGAGTCTACAATAATATCAAAAACCTCTTCCGCATTCAATGACTTCATCATAATCTGAGTCTGAATAAACTGTTCCATACCAGGATATTTCATGACAATACCAGTGGTATCATCAAGCATAATCTTATTAGTATGTGCTGGATCTTTCTGAACTTCAACAGTGCTGAGATCTAAAGTGTAATCAACTTCAGTCTCATTGTCATCAGTGCAGGTAATCTTCATCTGCACTTCTTCTCCCACAGATTTACCGCGAATATTCAGGAATAGATATTCGATATCAAAAGAAGCAAGTTCTTCAATTTTAATTCCTCTTGTCATCACACAAGATTTCACAATATCTTTAACAGCACTTGTGATTTGCTTCTCATCTTCAGACTCCATAGCCATTAGAAGAATCTTTTCTTCACTGACTAGAAATGGTCTATACTTAATAGTCTTTCCGTTTGATGGTAATTCCAATTCATAAGTGGGAACTGGTGGTCTTGGTAAAGCCATAATTACAATAATATGTTCGTAAAATTATTTAGCTGATTGTTGGTAAACGTTGGAATTCAACATCCCAGTTTGCATAATAGAAGTTAGCAGTAACTTTAACTAATTGAGACGATCCATATGATAATGGAATCGAATCAATAGAATATACCCAAGCATCATTTAAAGTATATGTTGCTGCAGTCAAACCAATTTCAGATGAACTGTTGCGCTCATGTTTTTTAATAATCATTCTGCATTGATATTCATTTGGATAATTTAATCTATAGTTTTTATTTTTACCAGTTCCTTCTACACTATAGATTCTAGCATACCAATCATTCAGAAAGTTGAGTGCTTGCATCTCGGCATCACACATGAATGATAATTGAATATCATTGTAGATAGTATTTGTTGGATAGTATACTGGGTTTGCACCAGCATATCTATTGACACTTCCTGTAGATGTTTGAACTCCAGGCAGAGTTGCTTCATCACACATCAAAAGAATTCTATCACCGACTTCATACACAGTATTAGAGGGTGTTCTGTTCAATCCACCATACTTTCGTATCAGTGGTTCTTGACCAGCAACCGAATTTTCTATAGGACCACCAGAAAAATGCACAGAATAGAGATTGCTTTTCGCCATCCCTCTCCCATTAGCTATTGCACTTAAATAGGTCTGAATGCCCATTAAATAAATACCTTGAGAAGTTATATTTATATTTATGGCATACTCGGGATTTTATCGCCCTATAAATCCCAAAAAATATAGGGGAAACCCTATGAACATTGTGTATCGTTCATTATGGGAAAGAAAATTTATGATATTCTGTGATAGGAATGCAAGTGTAATTGAATGGGGCAGTGAAGAAGTTGTGATACCTTATCGTTCCCCCTTAGATGGCAGGATTCATCGTTATTATGTTGACTTCTATATCAAAGTAAGAACAAAATCAAATGAAATTAAAAAATATCTCATTGAAGTTAAACCAAAAAACCAGACAGTTCCTCCACCCCAATCAAAAAAGCAAACTAAAGTATACAAAGATAAAGTGCTAACGTTCTTAAAGAACCAAGCAAAGTGGGAAGCAGCAAGTGACTGGTGTGAGGATAGACAAATGGAATTTCTTATTCTCACCGAAGATCACTTAGGAGTATGACATGGCAAAAGGATTTGCACAGAAAAATACACCAGCAAAAAGTAAAGGATATAAAACTATCTTCGAACAAGTTAAAGATATATCTGGAGACGAAGAACAATCTTGGCAGTGGTATAGATCTACAGTAAAAAAAATAGCTACAAAATACAAAGACAACGAAGAAAAATTAAACGTTGATGAACGCCGTGATAGATCAGATGATCTCTCAAATCGAGATGGCAATCAACTGAGGAGATACGCTAGAGTTGGTAGATTATTTCTCTTTGAATATAAAGCAAAGATGAAATATCTACCATACTATGATACATTTCCATTGGTATATGTAATCAAAGCAAATGCAGATCATTTCTTTGGTGCTAATCTACATTACATGCATCCAAAGAAAAGAGTATTGGCAATAGAAAAACTTAAGCAAGACAGAATTGATATACCTCGCATATGTTTTCATAAATATATTACAGACCATGTAGATGGATTTCTATTAGATCTTGCTATCGATGAATGGGATACCGCTATCCATTTACCTGTTGAACATTTTGTTAAAGAACGTGGGAATGTATTGGTTCCATACAAGTCATCTGAAGTGTGGAAAGAAACCAACGAAAAATATAACGACAGAATTAAAGCGAAGAGAATCATCAAAGGTTATGGTAGACCAGAAGACATCGAGGTAGTAAGTCAATGACATTAAAATATCCTGCGAATATTGATGGCAGTAGAGATTTTATGAAATTTACTATTGGAGATTATACTCCTCCGATTGCTGGTGGAAACTATGTAAGTAATTTATCTGATCTGAGAGGGGATACTATAATCTTAAACATGCCATCTGATATAGGAAGTTCTTTCACTGGCGGATGGGGAGGAAAAAATACCACTGGTTTAGCACAACTAGCCTTAAATGCAGTTAAAAGTGTTGGAGCTGCAACTAAAAATGGTGACACGTTTAGAGATCCTGCTGCATTTAAGACTCAGATTGACACAAAAACATCAGGAAACTTATTGAAAAACATATATGGAGCTGCTATAGAAGACGCAGTAACATTTCTAGGAGATACATTAGGTCAAGCACCTGGATTGGGCGGAAACTTAACGGCAAATGATTTTCTACAAATTGGAACAGGAACTATTATAAACCCAAACACAGAACTATTTTATGGTGGACCATCATTAAGAACACATGGTTATTCATTCAAGTTAATACCACAGTCAAGAGATGAAGCCAGTCAGATACTACAGATTGTAGAAAGATTTAAAAAAGCATGTCTTCCATCTGGATCTCAAGCAGTATTTGGTGGTCAACTTAGAAACTTTATTGGTGTTCCCGAAGTATGTCAAATACAATTCTGTGGAGCTGGTGGAGGAGAAAATCCAAACCTACCAAAATATAAAATCTCTGCATTCACTGCTGTAAGCACAAGTTATATAACAGATGGAGGATACATGTCTTTCCGTGATGGAGAACCAATCGGTATTAATCTTACACTAGCTCTTACAGAATTGAAACTTGTATTCAAAGATGATATAGGAACAACTGCAAGATAACTTATGGCATACTTCAACCGCCTACCAAACATAGAATATGACAAGAAACCATTAACCTTTCCATTCTCCGAAAGGGAATATGTTCTTGCAAAAAATTTCTTCAGAAGATTTAAACTGTCAGAAAGTTCATACAACTTTCAGAATTTCTTCAATGAGTATGTAATGACAGATCAAGATCGTATTGATTATCTTTCATATAAATTTTACAATACATCTGAATTTGACTGGGTGATACTAATTACAAATAATATTATCAATTCTTATTTTGATTTGGCAGTAAGAGAGTCTGATCTCTATGAAATTGTTCAGAAGGCTTATGGAAACCCAGAAGGAATTCATCACTACGAAACCTTTGAAGTGAAGAACAGTTCAAATCAAGTAGTATTAAAAAAAGGATTGAAGGTAGAGAAATCTTTTTACGATGGTGTATACAAATACTATGATAACGGTCAGGTTGTATCTGTAAATGGAAATGATATTTCTATTCCCGTAACTAACTTCGAATACGAAAGAAATCTTAATGACGAGAAGAGAAAGATCTATATTCTAAGACCAGAATATGTTCAAGAATTTATAAGTCAGTTTGATGATGGAATGGAATATGCAAGATCTTCATCATACATAAACAAAACTACCAAGAAAGCAGGCATATAAAAAAGGGGGTCATAGACCCCCCGTTGATTCAATCTTCCTCAGCGAGTCGAGCGAAGTAACTCAGAGCATCATCTTCATCCTCATCTACTGCAGCAGCAACAGCAACCTTAGGAGCAGGTGCTTCGCGGCGAGGAGTAGGAATCACGAACTCTTCATCTTCTTCTTCATCCATCTTGCTAACAACAGTAGCAGCACGAGCTTGAACTGGAGTTTGAGTAATACCCAGAACCAGATTCAGACGGTCTTCAAGTTCTTCATAGGTCTTGAAGTTAGACGGAGAGACAAACTCTTGGAGAGAATTGGCTTTACGCCAGATGTTTTCAAGCGCAGTATCATCCGCTGCGAGCGCACTCGGGGCGGCGAACTCAGACTTATCATAGTTCCAATAACCAGCAACATTAGTGATCTTCAGTTTGAAGTTAGCACCTTCCCAGAGATCGAAAGGATTCACAGGAGACTCATCTTCAAACTCAGGTTGCATAGCAGCAGTGATCTTATCAAAGATCTTCTTGCCATACTTGTAGAGGAACACGCGACCCTCGTTCTCAGGGTTTGCTTTGTCACTTACAACATAGATGTTGGAGTAGTAAGACAGCTTGCGCTTCTGTTTGCGAGCAGTTTCTTTATCTGCATCACGACCACTATTCCACAGGCGACGATTTACTTCGCCCACAGGATCTTTCTGACCAAGAGTAGTCAGAGAGTTTTCGATATACCAACCACCATCACCTTGGAAGGCATGGGAGTAGAGTTTCACGAAAGGAAGTTCCTCACCATCAGGCGCAGGGAGGAAACGAATAACAGCATACCCATTGCCAGCGGCGTCAACGCTAGGCTTCCAGAAACGATCATCGCCAGTGGAAGCAGAGTTTGCTTTCTCAAGTTCCTTAGTCAGAGAAGCAAAGGAGTTTTGAGACTTGCGCTTAAGGTCAGCAAAAGACATAGGATTACCTCGGATTTGTTTAGATTTGGTCTGTGTGACGCCTGATCACCTGTTCATCATACCACGGGCAGGGGGCGGCGTCAACCCTCTGCCTCGATCTCCCGCTCGAACTCTTCGAGCTTATCGAGCATGTTACGCATAAGAGTCATAACATTCTCAGTTTCCCACCATCCATATAGCATCTTAGCACCTTCTTCAATCTGCTCACACATTTCTACTGCGCGAGGATCGTCAGAAAGTTTGAGACGCATGTAGAACACTTGTTGTTTTTCAACAAGTGAACGAACAACATTAATATATTCGAGTTGATCTTCCTTAGTGCCCTTCATGGGAGCAGAAAGGGTCAACTCCATCGCCTTCATTTGAAGACGTTCCATTTCTTTCGCCTCTTCCTGGACGATATCAGAATCGAAGAAGTCGCTCATACTAACATTAATTTTGCACGGGATGTTTTACGAATGAAGTTCAGTTGTTGAGCTTCGAATCTCAGTTTTTCTTTTAGTGATTTGGAAATCAATTTAGGAACACTTTCTAATTCAATTTCGTTTAGGTCACAATAATGAATGATAGCATCAATGTAACTCATAGAATCATCTTTCACCAAACTCTCTACTTCTGTAGAGAATCTCATAGTAGTCATAAATTTATCCTCTATTAGTTTATCTTTATCCTCCATAGATCTCTTGGTAAAGTGTGCGTAGTTCTATTAGTCGGTCTAAGTATTCTTTTTTGGGTCGCTTAATAACAACTTGTGTATTGCCATCTTCACAGGCAACAATAGTTACAAGTTGTTTGATGCGTGTATTATATAGTTCATAAAACATACACCCATATGCAGTTTCTTGAATATAATAATCTTCCATCCACTCTTCACGCTTCTCTTCCTTTGAGGTTTTGAAGTCAATAATAGATGGAACACCATCAAACTCACCGATACAATCAACTCGCCCAGCTACTTCCAGGTGATCTGAGTATAATGCTGCTTCTTGTAAATAGACTTTGGTGATTCTATTGAGAGTTGGAACAGCATTTTTAAACATCAAGAGGGGGAGGTGTTTCCCTTTGAAGTTGCTCTCATTATAACAGTTATTCAGCAAATCTTCAACCATCTTATGAAAGTCAGTGCCACGAGTAGCAGCACGGGTTGAGATCGCTTGAGCTTTGTCAACACCTACCCGTTGTTTCCATTCATTGAGTTTCTTTTTCTTCTTCGGGCATACTCCTAGAACTGTAGTGATCGAAGGATACTTGCCACCCGAAGGTGTTGGATAGAGCCTACGACCATCTACCATGATAGGTTCCAGTTCAATAGGAGCAAATGACGAAGAATGAATAAACATTAGAATCCCAAATTAATTTTACTAATCAGATAAGAACGAACAAGACCAGAACGAACAATGTCTTGAACACCAAATTCAACCGAAGAAAACTCTTCCATTGTAGAAATAATTTTTTGGAAGTCAAGAATACCATTACGTTCGTTAGTGCGAACAAGGTCTGTCTGTTGAACATCACCAGAGAAAATGATCTTACAATCTTGACCTACACGAGTGATGATAGAATCAAGTTCATGGAAGTTTAGGTTCTGCATTTCATCAACGATGATGATGCAGTTATCCATTGTAGTTCCACGAAGGAATGAAGTAGACCAAAAACTAATTGTTCCTTGGTTCTTCAAGTTCCCATACAGTAGTTCAAACTCCTCATCAGTAGGAAGTTCGAACATATACTTCACCATATTCTTATATGGAATTTGATAAAGGGAAGACTTGTCTTCGTGATCACCAGGAAGGAAACCAATTTCCCTAGTAGCGACAAGCGAGCGGACAATATATACCTTTTCATATGGGGTATTTTCATTAAGAACATCTTTCAGTGCAAGATAAAGTGCTACAAATGTTTTACCAGTTCCAGCGGCACCATAAGCAAAGAGATGCTTATCGTTCTCCCACTCCTCAAACATTTTACGTTGTGAATCTGTAAGAGGTTCAATGTCTTTCGCAAAATATTCTTGATTTAGAGGCTTCTTGCGCTTCATCTGCTTCACGCTCATTCCGTTTGGAACGGCTTGCTTGGTCTTACGATTTCTTACAGGCATAATTAGATTCTATTAACGGTTGAACCAGGAGTGTCGGCAGCACGATTGATAATATG